TGGCAGAGGCGCAGCGCCTGATGCAGAAGGCGTTTGGCAACTCGCCGCAAGCCACTGGATCGATCCGCTCCGGCGTGCTATAGGTTTCGCAGGCGAAAGCCTGTATGAAACCTCCCTGTTGGAACTGCCCCGGCAATCCCCTCCCGCCGGGGCGCTTTTTATGCGAGCTTGCCAGACCGCGCGGCTGGTGGCATATTGGCGCACAAGATGCAGACCCGCGAGGAACGGCACCCGGCTCAGGCGACAGGCCCGTAACCCTCAAGGCCCTCGATCTCCCCCGATTGAAACCTTGAAGGAGTGACGCAATGTCCACCTCTCTCTCGACCGCAGCAATCGCCAGCTTCGACGCTGATGTGAAGCACGCCTATCAGGACATGGGCAAGCTGCGCGATACCACGCGCGTAAAGACCGGCGTTGTCGGCTCGACGCACCGCTTCCCGAAACTGGCCGCTGGCCTGGCAACCCGCCGGGTGAAGCAGACCGACGTTGTGCCGATGAACCTCGCGCACACCAACGCGACGGCCACGCTCGAAGATTGGAACGCCGCCGAATATACCGACGTGTTCGATGATGCGAAAACCAACATCTCCGAGCGGCAGGAACTGGCCGGTTCCATCGCCAAGGCGATCAGCCGCCGCGAGGACCAGCTCATTATCGACGCGCTGGAAGCGACCGCAACGACCCTGACCGTGGGCAAATATATTGGCGGGGCGAACAGTAACCTTAACGTGGCAAAGCTCCGTCGCGCGTCTCGCCTTCTGGGCGACAACGGCGTGGGCGAGGACGAAGAGATCACCTATGTGGGCTCCTACGTCGGCCGCGAAGGGCTCCTCGGGGAAACCGAGGTGACGAGCGCGGACTTCAACACGGTGCGCGCCCTGGTGAACGGCGATATCAACAGCTTCCTGGGCATGTCGTTCAAGTGGATCGCAACCCGCGCCGAGGGCGGGCTCGACCTGACCGGCGGCGACCGGACCACCTTTGCCTATGCGAAGTCGGCCATCGGGCACGCCATCGGAATAGATCAGCGGATGGAGGTCAACTACATCCCGACCAAGACGAGCTTCCTCGCCAACATGCTGTTCTCGGCAGGCTCCGTCGAGATCGACGCCGGTGGCGTGGTCGAGATCACCTGCAACGAGTTCTGACGCTCGCACCCTCCTGAAACTGAAACTGGAGAACCATCATGGCTTTCAACCTGCAAGGACTGGAGAACCACAGCGGCTCCGGCGGTGGCGTGAAAATCTGGAGCTACAATGCCGGAAGCGACACCAAAGCCGCCGTCAAGCGCGCTGGCTACTTCAACACCGCCGCCGATCTTCTGAGCGTCGGGGATCGCATCCTGATCCACGCCTCGAATGCCGACTTCGATGCGCACGTCTCGGCCATCAGCGGCGGGGCGGTCACCATCGCGGCGATCGACGCCTTCATCTGATCCGCTGGGGTGTGGATGCGAGGGGCGGGCCGGGGCCATGACAGCCCCGGCCCTTTTTCTTAGGGGGCTGACATGATCGACAGCAGAGTGGACGTTGCATCGCAAGCGCTGGCTCGCCTGGGAGAGCCGGCGATCTCCTCGTTTGAGGAGGACAGCGACACGGCTGAGAAGGTGAACCAGCTCTACGAGCCGACGATCCTCCAGCTTCTCGGATCGCACGACTGGAGCTTTGCCACACGCCGCAAGGTGCTGGCCGAGGACGCGGCGGGCACGCCGATCAACGAATGGAAGCGGGCTTTCCTTCTGCCGACGCTGCGCACGGATCGTGTTGGCAAGCCCTTGTCCGTGTTCAACACGACGCAGCAGCGCGCCCCCCAGGTGTTCCTCTACGAAATCCAGGAGCGCTGGCTGTTCTGCGACTATGACCGGGTGGTGATCGAATACATCTGGCGCGTTCCGGAAAGCCAGTGGCCGGGATACTTCCACACGCTCGCAATCGAGGCCGTCGCGGCAACCCTGGCGCTGCCGGTGACGGAGAACGCCAGCAAGGAGCAGCTCCACCGCCAGATCGCTTATGGCAACCCGAGCGAGTTCGGCCGGGGCGGGCTGTTCCGCACCGCCACCGAGGCCGATGCAACCGGCGATCCGACCCGCTCGCTCCTGGACGATCACGACCCGATCTGGAGCGCCCGCTTCGGGGGGGGCTACTGATGCCCACGTCCCGATTTGTTCAGACAAGCCTTTCGGCCGGGGAGTTCGATCCGCTCCTTTGGAGCCGCGAGGACGTGTCGTTCTTCTACAACTCGGCGCGGATCATCGAAAACGCGGTGCCGCTGCCCCAGGGCGGGGCGAAACGGCGCGAGGGCTGGCGGTTCCGTGCGCTCCAGCGCGGCCCGATCTCGGCACTCGACCTGACCGGCGCGACCGTCACGGCCGCGAACGGCGGCACGGCCGCAAACCTGACGGACGGCGACCGGACCACCCTTCTGAAAACGGGCACCGCCACCAGGGGCGTGGGCACAGCAAAGCAATACGAGATCGCGCGGCTGGACCTGGGCGGCGCGCAGGCGGTGTCCCTGTTCGATCTGCGTGATCTCAGGATCGTCGGCTTCCCGGCCGGTGTCTCGACGGCGAACGTCACGCTCCAGACCAGCCCGGACGGCTCGACCTGGGCGGATGCGGCCAGCTTCGCCGCGGGCAATATCGCCTATAACCGCCGGTTCGGCGCAGCGCCTGACACGCTCCTGGGCACGGCGCGCTACTGGCGCGTTATCGTGGACAACCCGTCGGCGGTCGATCTCAAGGGTGCGACGGTCGAGCTGTCCGGCGTGGAGATGCAGATCGAGGCGGGATACAGTTCCGGCGGCACGGTCGGCGCGTTCTCCCTGCACCGGCTGACGGCCAGCATCCGGGACGAGTATATCCTGGCGATGACCGGCGGGTGCTGCGACGTGTTCGATGGATCGACCGGCGCGTGGCTGGCAGCAATCTCGATCCCGCACACCGACGCGCAGGTGGCAGCGGTCAAGGCTGCGCCGAACCTGGACACGCTGATCTTCTACCACCAGGACCAGCCGCCCTACATCGTGCAGCGCCTGGGCACCGATCGGGACTGGCGGTCGAGCCCGCTGGAGTTCGACACCATCACAGAGTTCGCCTTTGGCGACAAGAACACCGGTGGCGGCGAGAACGAAATCCAGTTCCTGCGCTTTGACGGCATGGCCAGCGGGCACAAGCTCCTGGTCGAATACAACGGCACCACCAGCGACGAGATCACCTGGGCCGGAGACGCGGCCACCAATGCCTCGCGGCTTGAGGCGGCAGTCGAAAGCCTGCCGGATATCACCTCGGTCGAGGTGCGGATCAACGAGGGGTCGGGCGCGAACGCGGATCTGGAGGTCGAGTTCACCGGCAAGGACGGCAAGAAGCCCTGGCCGATCCTGGTGATCGACATTCTGACCGGCGACGGCACGGTGGTGCTGTCTCGCAAGCAGTTCGGCAAGAAGGACTTTGACGCGCTATGGAGCGCCACGCGCGGCTATCCGAGCTGCGGCACCTTCTACCAGGGGCGACACTGGATGGGCGGCTTCAAGGCGCGGCCCGACGTGATCGTGGCCAGCCGGGCGGGCGCGCTGTTCGACTTCAAGGAAGATGCGGACCCGGTGGCCGCGTCTCCGATTGTCGTCGCCCCGAACATTGACGACCAGGTTACGATCCAGAACATCTATCCGGGTCGGCATCTCCAGATTTTCACCAGCTCGGCCGAGATTTATGTGCCGGACGAGCCGATCACCATCGACAACATCGCGCTCAAGGTGACGAGCCGCCACGGTTCCAGCCCCGACGTGAAGCCGGTCGACGTGCAGGGCGGCACGCTGTTCGTGGATCGCAACGGCCGCGCGCTGCGCGAGTATCTGTTCACCGATACGGAGCAAAGCTATTCGGCCGAGCCCGTGTCACTCCTGGCCGGGCACCTCATGTCGTCGCCTCGATCTCTTGTGCTGCGCCGCGCGCGCGACGTGGACGAGCCGACGATCCTCCTGATTGCCAACACCGGGCAGGATCGCAGCGGGAATAACGTGCCAGCGGCCATGTGCGTGATCGACCGCGCCCAGCAGGTGACGGGCTTCTTCCGCATCAAAACGCAAGGCACGCCTCTGGCGTTCGCCACAACGCAGGGCGGTGACGCCTTTGCAATGGTCGAGCGCGACCTCCACGGCGCGACCTGGCACTTCCTCGAACAGTTCGATGATGCGTTCATGTCGGATTGCAGCGTCTCGATCCCGGGCTCGGGATCGACCATCGACGTATCGGCTTATCCGTGGCTGGAGGGCCAAGTGGTCGAGGTGCATGGCGACGGCCTGCCGCTCGGCGCGTTCACGGTGGCCTCGGGCTCCATCGACCTGGGCACGGCGTCCTGTGTCAGATCGGCCGAGGTCGGGCTCAAGCAGGTGCCGAGGATCGTGCTGCACCCTTACAAGGGCCGGGGCGAGCTGTCCCCGACGATGCAGAACATGCGCATTTTCCGCGCGCTTCTCCAGCTCGAACGCACCGGCGCGGTGGCGATCACGGGGCAAGACGGCGGGCGGCCTCGGCAAGTGTCACTCCAGAATTACGACAGCGGCTTGATGGACCCGACGCTGGAGGAGGTTCTGTTCACGGGGCCAAAGCGCATCGGCGGGATCGGCCGCTGGCAGAAGGAGCCGACGGTGGAGATCACGCAGATCGAACCTATGCCGTTTCTCCTGCGGTCGATAACATACGATATTCGCTTTTGAGGAGGCGGGCATGGCAACGGTTTTCACGGCAATCGGGACGGCGGTATCCAGCGCCGGCGCCTCCGTCGGCGCAATGTTCGCGGGCGCAGGCCCAGCGGCAGGCGCAGGGGCGGCAGCGGCTGGCTCTGGTGTCGTCACGCTGTCCCAGGTTCTAAGCGCCGGCTCGGCTCTGGCTGCAATTGGGCAGGGCGTGGCCGCGAGCCGGGCCGCAAAGGACCAGGCCGCGTTCGCTCGATCTCAGGCGATCCAGGAGGAGGCGCAAGGTGCGGCGCGGGCGCGCGACTTGGCGCGGGAATATGCCGAGCTGACGGGCGAGCAGAAGGTGATTCAGCTCGCCAACGGGCTCGACATTGGCGTGGGCACGCCGGTGAACGTGGCCGAAAGCACCAGACGCCTGGCCGAGCGGAACCTGGACGTGACCCGGCAGAACGCCGACAACCGCGCTGCAATGTCCCGCCTTCGCGCGCGGGGGCTCATGTCCGAGGCACGATCCTCGATGCTGCGCGGCTTCGGCCGCGCCGCACAGATCGGCGTCGATGCGTATCAACTGATGGGGTAAACCATGCCTTCAATTCGACGCTACGGCCCTGCCCTTGTCGCTCCCCAGGTTTCGCCCCGGCCGGAGCTTGGTCGCGGGCGCGAGCAGACCTTCGCCGCGTTCCAGGATATCCTCGGGCCGGCCAACGCCTTCATCCGCCCGGCGGTCGAGCAGGTGCAGACCGCGCGGGGCGAACAAGAGGCCTTGGCAGCGGTTGACGAGCGGGGGCCGCAATGGGGGCTCCGGCAGCTTCGCGGGCCGAATGCAACCGTCACGATGGGCGCGCAGGGCGACGGGCTCCGGCCCGGACCGACGCGGGTCAGGGCGGCGATCACTCGGGCAGGCGAGGCGCACGGCGTCGACCCTGGCGTTCTGGCCGTCATTGCCAGCCTCGAAAGCAACTTCAATCCAGGCGCGCAGAACCCGAACAGCTCGGCCGGGGGGCTGTTCCAGTTCATCGACAGCACGGCTGCGCAATATGGGTTGGCCAACCGCTTTGACGTGGATCAGGCGGCGGACGCAGGCGCGCGCTTTACCCGGGACAACATCAGCGCCCTTGCGACCGCGCTCGGGCGGCAGCCGACCTTGGGTGAGATTTATCTGGCGCACCAGCAAGGCGCGCAGGGCGCGATCAACCTTCTGACCGCCGGGCCGCGTCTGGCTTCGGCCGTGGTCGGCCGGGATGCTGTCCGGCTCAACGGCGGCAACCCTGACACCATGACCGCGCAGGAGTTCGCAGACCTCTGGATCAGCCGCGCCGAGGCGCGCGCGGGGCGCGAGGGCGTCACCGTCACGGTGCCCGGCACGCCCGAGTATGAGCTGGAGACGCTGAACAGCTCGACGTTCGAGCCGCGCCTTCCGTTCACCGTGCGGGATGCGGCGTTCAACCGGGCTGCGGACCGCGTAATCACCGCGCGCGCCTCGGCCGCGCTGGAGGAGGGGATGCGGGCCGCGATGCAGCGGGCCGACGGCGATCTCGGACGGCTGCGCGAGGAAATGGAGACGGTTCGGGCGCAGGTTATGGCCGAGCTCCCCCGGGATCTGCCGGGCTTGGCCACGGAGCTGCAAGCGCAGTTCGACCGGGGCCGGATCGCAGCCGAGCGCCAGGCAGTCGAGCTTTCCCAGCGTCGCGTGATGGCGCGGCAGGAGGAGGCGCTGGGCCAGATTGTGACCACAACGCGATCCGAGGCCGAGCGCCTGGCGCTGACCGGCGCGACCGCTGCCGAGCTGGCCGACCACATGGCCCAGGCGACCGACACCTTGGCACAATTCGGGCCGCGCGAGGAGTTCACGATTGCCGGGCGCACCTATCCGGCCGATCCGACGCGCGCCGGGATCATGACGCCCGACGCTATCGCCTCGAACATGGCCGAGATCACGATGGGCGCGCGCCGCCTGATGATCGAGGCCGACTTCATGCGTTCGGCCGCGCCGGGCCAGTATGTCGAGGAATACCGGCGACAGGTGTTCTCCGGCAATTCTCCGCTGCCTGCGGGCGAAAGTCTGGAGCTGTTGCGCTCGATGGAAAGCCGGGCGCGCTCGACCGAAAGCGCGCGCCGGACTGCGGCCGAGGCCGAACGGCGGCGGCTTGAGCGGGGCATGTCGGAGACGATCAACGCCTATGTGCAAATGACCGGGGCGGGCGTGCCGATGGCGATCCCGCAAGAGGAGCGCGAGCGCATCCTGGCTGCGCTGTCACCCTATCCCGATCTCCAGCGCGAGGCGCGGATCGAGTTCCAGGTGGCCGACGCTGCGGTGGCAACCCACAGCATGACGGGCGACGAGCTGATGCGCTACGTCGAACGGATCAGGGACGACATGGCGGCAGCGGCCGAGCGTGGCGATCTGGACCTGGGCGGGGCCGCGATCATCGAAAGCCTGCAAGACCGCATCCGCCAGGTGCAGGACGCGGTTTCGGCCGAGACGGTTGGCCTTCCCCTGGTCGAGCAACTGGCCATGAACGGCGCACTGGTCGAGGACGTGGACTATGACGGGCTGCGCGCGCGGGCGGCGGGCAATCCCGAGGTTCTGGCCGCAATCAACGAGGTCGAGGCGTTCCACCGCGACGTGGAGAAGCTTCGCGGCATGAGCGCGGCCGAGCGGGACGCGGTGCTGGAAGATGCGCGGGCATCGCTTGCCGTCCTTGCAGCGCAGGGGCAGAGCTATGGGGCCGAGGCCCTGACCACGCAGCGCGTGATCGAGCGCCTGGGCGAGTGGTCGGATCACCGCCGGGGCATGGCCGAAAGCGATCCGGTGCGCTTCGCGCGATCGGTCGGCGTGGATCTGCCGGACTTGGCAGGGGCGCGGGACATGGAGCATGTGGGCGCGATTATCTCCCGGCGCGTCGATCTTTTGGCACCCCACACCCGGCCGGAAGGCGTGGATTACCCGGTGCCACTGACGCAAGCCGAACTGGACGGCATCTCGGAGCTGTTCCAGAACAGCTCACGCGCCCAGCGCGCCGCGTTCCTCGGATCGGTGGCCGAGATGGGCGAGGATCAGGCGATGGCGATCTTCTCGCGGATCGGACAATCGGAGCCGGTGATCTACGCGGCCGGTGCGGTCTATGCGATGGGCAACCAGCAGGCGGCGGGCGTGATCCTTCGCGGCGCGGCCGATACGCGGCTGGAGGGCGGCACAGCCACCGATCTGGCGGCGGCACGCGAGACGGTTCTCGCGCCGCTTCTCGAAGCCGACATAATCGCGCCCGAGGGCATCCGCGATCTGGACACCACGGCGCTGGCTTATGCGCGAGGTCTGGCGATAGCCGAAGGCGGCCGGGCGATCGAGATGGGCGACCTGGAGGCTGGCTACCGCATGGCGCTGGGCGAGCAGGCCGACGGCACCGGCGGCATGGCTGAAACCCGCTACGGGGCCACGCTCCTGCCACCTGGCTGGGATCGTCGTCGCCTCAACCGGGCAATCGGCAGCATCACCGACGACCAGCTCACGCAGATTGCGCGCGGCCATGTGGTGGATCGCGCGGGACGCCCATTCTCGGCCGAGGCGCTGGAGCGCACCATCGAAGGGCTGCGGCCGTCGCCTGATGACCCGTATGTCCTGGTGCCGGTCGATGCTGATGGAAACGTGTTCCTGACCGACGGCAGCAACCAGCGCGGCGTTCTGACCTTCGATCTTCGGGAGTTCGACTGATGGCCAGGCTTGTGCAACTCCAGCCGATTGATCCACGCGCCACGGCAGGGCCGAGGGCTACTTTTGGTGAAGCTGCTCGCGCAATGTTCGAGCGCGAGCAAATGGTCGGGGAATTTGGATCGCGCAATCGCTTTCTCAATGAGGTTTACGAACCGTTCATTGGATACTTCAACAGCACCATTCGCCCGGTGGCTCCTGACCTTTCTCCTTTCGGGTTCGAGAGTGGCGCGCGAGATCTGAATAATTCGCCGATTTCTTTGGAAACCCTCTATTCCATATACAGCCAGAGGTTTCATCCTGACGAGGAAACCCTGACGCGGTTTATCGAGGAGCTGGAAGCGGCGGGCATTTCATACCCCGACGAGATTACACCTGCGTCGCTTTTCGAACGCCGCGAAAAAATGACGCAAGAGATGTTGTCGCAGGTCGAGCGCCGCGACGAGGTTCTGATGCGGGCGCGTGGAGCGTCGGGGGTCTTCGGCCAAATTGCCGGTGGTTTTGGCGCTGGCTTCGACAACATCGAAACTGTCCTCACCTTGCCTATCGGCGCGGTGGCGAGGGCTGGCATCCTCGCAACGGCGCTGATCGAGGGCAGCATCACCGCCGCGACCGAGGCGGCGACAACGCCTGCGCGGAACGCTTTTTTGCGAGAGCTTGGGCTTCCGGAAGAAAGCATACTGGAAAACGCTGCATTTGGCTTTGCGGTCGGCGGCGCCCTGGGCGGCGGTCTGCGGTCGATCACGCGGCTGGGCGAAGTTCTGCGGGACAGGCGCGAAACGCTGATCGACGCGGCCGAGGCTTCGGGCGATCCAGAGGCGCAGATCATCGCACAGCAGCTTCGGCGCGATCTGGAGGACGAGGAGGCGGCAACCGACGGCGGGGATGGGGCAGAGGTGCGGGAACATCTGGAGCGCGCCCAGACGGCCGCACAGGTGGCGCACGGGGGTGGCACGCCGGACATGCCGGATCGGCCGACCTTCGCCAAGCCGCGCCCCTCGATCCTCAATGGCGAGATCGAGGAGGTGGACCCGCGCGAGCTTCTGGTGCAGCCGGACGTTTTTCAATTCCGCTCGAATGTCGTGGCCGAGGGCGGCCAGACCCGGCGCCTTCTCGACGTAACCGAGTGGCATCCCGAGCGCGCGGGGATCGTGATCGTCTACGAATACGCCGACGGATCGCGGGCAATCGCTGACGGGCACCAGCGCACCGGCCTGGCGCGGCGGATCATGGAACAGACCGGCCAAGAGATCACGATGGCGGCGCGCGTGTTCCGCGAGGTCGACGGGTTCTCGCCGGAGGATATCCGCGTCCTGGCGGCGCTCAAGAACATCGCGGAGGCCAGCGACGGCATGTCCACGGCGATGGCGCGGGACGCGGCCCGGGTTCTGCGCGTGCGGCCGGATGCGATCACGCAACTGCCCGCCGGTCCCGGCATCGCCCGGGCGCAATCCTTGGCGCGGCTGTCCGATGAAGCCTTCGATATGTTCATCAACGAGGTGGTGCCGGAGCGCTTCGCAGAGCTTGTGGGCAGAATGGTGGATGATCCCCGGATGCACGCCGCGATGATGCAGCTCCTCAAGCGCACCGGACCGGACACCACGGCCCAGGCCGAAAGCATCCTGGCGCAAGCCCTCCGGGCTCCGGTGTCGCGCGAGGTGACGGCCGATCTGTTCGGGGAACAGGAGATCGTGGAAAGCCTCTACCTGGAGCGGGCGAAGGTGCTGGAGCGGGCTATGCGGATCATGCGGGATGATCGCAGCGTGTTCCGCACTCTGGACGAGCGGGCCGAGCGCATCCAGGGAACGGGCGCGAACCGCCTGGACACGGCGACGAACAAGCGGACCAGACAGCAGGTGGAACAAGCCCTGGCGGCGGTGCAGAAACTGGCACACCGGGCCGGGCCAATATCGGAGGCGTTGAACGATGGCGCGAAAGCCTACAAGGAAAGCGGAAGGCTCAAAGACGCAGCCCAGCGGGTTGCAGATGCTGTCCGACGAGAGGTTGAGCGAAATGGCCTCGCTGGGGCAGGAACTGGCACTTCTGGACGCAATGCAGAACCTGCGCGTTCGGGCGCAGCGACACCTGATCCCCTCGAAGGCTTCGCGGATCCAATAAACGGCGACGGCGTGCGCGCCCAGATCGCCAACACCAGGATCGAGCCGGCGGCCGAACCCGGGATCGGCGGGCTGTTCGACGCGGTGCCGGTGGCCCGTGGGTTTGACGAGGAGGGCAACGAGATCGCGGTGGTCAAGTCGCGCGCCGATCTTGCGGCCGAGCTGGATGCTGACGACGAGGCGGTGGCCGTCCTCGATATATGTGTGAAGGGATAAGGCATGTCACTCAGGGACTGTATCAACCGGGCGGTGGCGGGCGGCGAGATGGACCGCGAACGGGCCGAGCGCATCCTTCGGGAGTATGACGGCGCTTTCCGCGAGTTCCAGCGCAGCATGGGCCACACGCAGGCCGAGATCGAGGCCGCTCGGGCGGTGCAGGGAAAGGCGCGCGCCGAGGCCGCGGAAAAGCGCCGCGTGATGCAGCTCCAGGCGGCGGCAAGTCGCCGCCAGATTGAGCGGCTCCAGCGGCATCGCAACATTCGCGGCGAGCTGGACCCGGCGCAGTATCTGCAAGACCTGGTGTCGAACACGCGCGGCGCTGGTGGCTCGACCCTGGCGGGCAAGTATGAGGCGGTGCGGCGCAGCTTCCGGCGCGACATGACGGACGCGGTGCGCACCTTCCGCGCAAACCTGGTCGGCCAGCGGCGCAAGCCGGAGATGCTGCGCAAGGTGGTGCGCGAGGTGTTCGGAGAGGACACCGGAGATGCGGCGGCGCGTGCGATTGCTCAGTCCTGGGCCGGGGTGGCGGAGAAGGCGCGGCTGCGCTTCAACGCGGCCGGTGGCCATATCGGCAAGCGCTCGGACTGGGGGCTTCCCCAGGCGCATGACAGCGCCAAGGTGCGCAGGGCGACCTACCGGGAGTGGCGCGACTTCATCATGCCGCGCCTCGATCTGGAGGCAATGGGCCGGGACTTCAACAACGGGCTGGCCTTCACGAACGAGACGCTGGAGGTGCTGATGAAAGACGCCTTCGAGGCGATCCGCACAGACGGGTATTCGCGCCGCTCGCCTGCCGCGCGCTATGGCTCGGCCATGTATAACCGCCGGGCCGATCATCGGTTCTTCAAGTTCAAGAGCGCCGACGACTGGATGGACTATTCCGAGCGCTTCGGCAGTGGGCAGGACGCGTTCCGCGTGATGATGGGCCACCTCGACAACATGGCGATGGATATCGCGATGATGGAGGAGCTGGGGCCGAACCCGTTCCACACATTCCGGTATCTGTCCGACGCTGCGCAGCAACTGGCCAGCCGCTCGGCAGAGCCGAACGCCCTTGATCGCGCCCGGCGCAAGTCGAAAGTAGCCGACGACATGATGGACCTTTTCACCGGCCGGTCGAACATGCCCCAAAGCGCCAGGGTGGCGCGTGGGGCCGCCGCCCTGCGGAATTACCTGACGAGCGCGCACCTCGGCTCTGCAATCATTTCCAGCGTCACCGACTTCAACACACAGCGGATCGCGGCCGGGTTTGTCGGCATGTCCAGGCTCGGGTTCATGCGCCAGCTTGTGCGGCTGGCCACGTCGCCCGCCATGCGGGCACAGGCGAACGAGGCGGGACTGATCTTCGAGAACGCGGTGGATATCGGCAACGCGACGGCACGCTATGAGCTGGAGGAGCTGCACGTCGAAAGCGCCGCACGCCTGGCCGACTTCACAATCCGCGCCTCGGGTCTGGGCTGGCTGACAGAGGTCCAGCGCCAGTCCTTCGGCCTGGAGTTCATGTCTCAGGCGGCGAAGTGGCGCGCGGGGTCCTGGGCCGATCTGCCGGGCCGGACGCAGCGCATGTTCAAGAGCTACGGGATCGGGGAAAATGACTGGCCGGTGATCCGGCGGGCGCGCATCCACGAGACGGAGAACGGCCTCCGGATCCTGCGCGCCCAAGAGATCGAGGAGGCCGGGGACGCCGGGCTTGCGGATCGATACATGGAGGCGGTCACCAGCCTGACCGAGTTTGCGGTCCCGTCGAGCAACATCTTCGGTCGCGCCACGATCCTCGGCCGCACGCAGCCGGGCTCGATCTCTGGCGAGATCCTGCGCTTCGGGCTCCAGTTCAAGAGCTTCCCTGTCACGATGCTGGTGACGCAGTTCGGCCGGATCATGGCGGAAGCCTACCAGGGACGGCCGGGATCGGCGCTGTCCTACGCGGCCGGGTTGCTGATCGGCAACACGATCCTCGGCGCGCTGGCGATCCAGATGAAGGAGACGGCCAAGGGGCGCGATCCGCGCGACATGACCAGCGCCGAGTTCTGGGTGGCCGCGATTGCCCAGGGCGGCGGCGCCGGCATCTTCGGGGACTTCTTCTTCTCAGATGTGAACCGCTTTGGCGGCGGTATGGCTGAAACGCTGGCCGGGCCCGGCGTGGGCTTCCTTGACGACATGCTGCGCTTCACGGTCGGCAATGCGCGCGAGCTGGCGCTGGGAGAGGATACGCGCGCCGGGCGCGAACTGGTCGGGCTTCTGCGGAATTACACGCCGGGCGGCTCGCTTTGGTATTTGCGTCTGGCCTACGAGCGCGAGGTGCTGGACCAACTCCAGCAGGTGATCGACCCGGACGCGGCCCGGTCTTTCCGTCGGCGCGTCCAGAACGCGCGAGAGTATGACACGCAGTTCTTCGCGCCACCAGGATCATCTGTTATACAGGGGCGAGGCTCACTGCGGGCACCAGATATTGCAAACGCTTTTGGAGGGTAAAAGATGGCGGTTTCGGAAAACGACCTTATCGTAGGTCCGCTCGTTCCTGCGAGAGGCGTCACCACGATCTCGCTTGATTTCTACTTCGAGAAGGCGTCCTGGTTGGAGGTCTACAAATCCGGGTCAGAAACGCCGCTTGTCCTCGACACCGATTACACCGTTTCTGGTGAGGGCACGTCTTCGGGGGTGGTCACGCTGACAACCCCGGCGAACGGCACCGACAGCTACTCGGTTTATCTGGTGGTGCCCCTGCAGCGCAGTTCCGACTTGCAGTTGCGCGGCGAGTTCAGGAGTGAGCCGCTCAACATCGAAATGGATCGTTTGTGGCAGGCCTTACAGGGCGTTGATACTCGCTTGAGGCGCACTTTATCTGTGTCCAGAACCTCCGCGCCCCCCGCCCCTTTATTCTCCGAAACTCCCGCCACACGGGCCGGCAAGGCACTTATTTTTTCGAGCGACGGCACCGGCCTTGATATCGGTGACGCGGATATCGGCTTTCAAAACAGAATTTTTGATGACATTTCTGCCTTCCGGGCAAACACCACATTGTCCCACGCTGCCGTCTCTGAGGGCGATTACATACGCATCGGATCGAACCTGTATGAAGTCACAGCCGACGGCGCTGGAGATGGGCACTATTCAAACGTGTCGGCATTGGTGGAGGTCTACGAAGCCGGGCCGTCCTTCTCGTCGAGGGCGCGGGCTGTTGCATGGATCGCGCGCGGCGGCACGGCGGCGGATGGCACGGTCATTTCGTGGCCGGGTGCGTCTGTGGTCGCAGAAACCGGCGCGACGGTTTTGAACGACATGGCTGGCTGGGTGCCTGCTCTGCCGCTGCGTTTGGGGGCTTGGGCTGACAACACAACGCCGGGCACCACTGACATGACCTCGGCTCTGCAGGCCGCAATTGAGTATGCCGACAGCCTGCACTCGACCCTTGGGTCTTCTGTCCCAATCGACCTTGGCGGTGTCTCTGTCGGCATCTCGGATCAAGGCTTTTATGGTATCGACGTGCGTGGCGTTACCGGCGTTAGGCTGCAAAACGGCGAGCTGAAGGCGATCGGGACATGGCGAGGGACAACCCCACTCGTCCGCGCCGGCAACAACGGGTCCAGGACGGACTGGTTCAGCATGAATAATGTGTATCTTGAGTGCGACCACAAATCGGCTGGTCTGCTGATTAATAACACGGGCACCATCACTTGTGTCGATGTCATAGCACTGCATTTTGTCGGCTATGGATTCAGGACCGTCGCCAAAGCGACCGAGCTGCGCCTGACGCGCTGCGTCGCCAAACAATATCTCTGGAACGAGACGGGATTTGACAATCAGGCCAATCGCACGGCCATCGGGTTCGACATGAATACCGCAGACTTCGTTATGATCGACTGCGTTTCCAACTACTGCGCGATCCCCTTCTACAAGGGCACAAGGGGCATCAACTGGCAAGTGATCGGGTGCCACTTCTACAACGGCTCGTTGAAGACTGTAACTGATGCCGACGCTATTTATGTCTGCAAGATCGACGGACCGGATGGCGGGCAGATCACCAACCTGTATTCAGATCGCGGCATCCTTTACATCAACTGCGATACGCTGGATAGCCGCGGCGGCGGGCGCATCTACATCGATGGTGTTGTAGTCGCCGGGGGGGGCCAAAATACCAAGGACATCATCCTTTATACGGAGGCCGTCAATAACAGTCTCGGCGGGCTGTCGCTGCAAAACGTCAAACTGCCTGTCAGGGCAACGAATTTCGATTTCCAGACAGGCGGCTCCGGGTCGTATGCGCCCCATTTGGCATGGTCGCTGATCAATGTGACGCAAGAGGACGGGACTATCGCCACCGGCGGAGTCGATATGTTCAATATGAACAGGCACCTTGTCGCAGATGGTTCTGGAAACTTCACTTTTGGGAACTTCCAGGATGTCACCATCAGGTCGCGAAAAAACCTCACGTTTATGGCGGATTATGACGGTAATTCGCTACGTTCTGATAGCATCATTGAATTTGGAACTGACGGAACTGTATACACTCAGCAACGCGACAATGGGACCTGGCATTTCGGGCATGCACAAGCAACCGGCGGCGGTTCTGTCGCGCAGGTCGGGTTCACCGGCAATAATTTCTGGGTCGCCCCAACAAACGTATCTGGCGGCTTCGACTACAGCAAGTCGTTCCGGTTCGACCAGTCTGCGGGCGTCTGGGGGTCCAGAACCCCGTTCAAAGTCTTGACCACGACCGTCTCCCGCCTCCCTTCCGCAAGAACGGCTGGCGCTGGTTCCCGGGCAGTCGTGACCGACGCAACGGCCACCACGTTTGCGAGAACGGTTTCTGGTGGCGGTGCCAATACGGTTCCCGTGTTCTCCGACGGCACGAACTGGGTGATCGGATGATTTTACACTTTCTCCGCACACCGTCTGCTTTCGACGGCTAAACGCCGTGCAAGACCGGCGCGGCGGGCGGACGCCGCCAGGTTGCGGGGCGATTTGGACGTAGAGGAGAAGCGGCATGAAACTTGCAATCGTAGTAGGCCACAACAGCGCCAGTCAGGGCGCGGTGCGCCAGGATACCGGGGAAAGTGAGTTCGTCTGGAACGGTCGGCTCGCGCGGCGCATCGAGCGCTTGGCGACCAACTACAGCATCCAGGTGCGCACCTTCTTCCGCACGCCGGGCGGCGGCTACTCGCGCGAGATCGAGCGTGTATATTCCGAGGTTGACGCCTGGGCCGCTGACGCAAGCGTGGAGCTTCACTTCAATGCGTCCGGATCGCCCGACGCAACCGGGACTGAAACCCTGTCCAGCGGCACCGCGTTATCCCTGCGCCTGGCGGAAAGCGTCCAGCGCGAGATGGTCGTGGCGCTGGGCCTGCGGGATCGCGGGATCAAGACGCGCGCCGCCGAGGAGCGCGGCGGCGGCGCCCTGCACTCTGGCCGGTCTCCGGCGATCCTGATCGAACCGTTCTTTGGCAGCTCGCCGGTCGACAACCGGGCCACGGACGAGGAGAGCGAACAGGAGCGCCTGGCGGATGCGATCCTGCGCGGTGCGGCCGAGGCATGGCGGAGCTGGCCGCGCAGAGACCTGACCGAAAGCCGGACAATCAACGCAGCCCGGACGCAGCGCACGGCGCAGGCGGTGCAGGGGCAGGCTGGGATTGCGGCGGGCGTTGCCGCAGCCGCGACGCAGGCGCGCGAACAGATCGCGGACCTGCCCGCCATCGGCGGGCTGGCCAATTGGACTCCCTGGCTGGCCCTTGGCCTGATCGGCGTGGTCTTGGCCGCAACGGTGGTGCAGCGGATCATGTCCGACCGGATCGAGGAGGCTCGGGTGGACGATCACGAGAGGGGCGTGCGGTGATCTGGGGGTGGCTGCGCAAGCTCTGGCCGTTGATCCTGGGGGCGCTGGGCATCATCGCCCTGGTATTGACCGGGCGGCGCAATGGCCAGCTTGCGGAGCGGCTGGAGCGCGCCCGGGCGCGGGATGCGGTGAAGGAAAGGATGCGGGATGCGGTGGCAAATACTCGGACTGATCGGGCTGGTGTCGTTGAGCGGATGCGTGACGGCCGTTTCTGACGCCTGCCCGACGCTCTACAAATACACACAGGAGATGCAGAATCAAGCGGCCGATGAGCTGGAAGCCCTGCCGGAAGGTTCAGCGCTTGCGGTGATGATCGGTCACTACGGCGTCGTGAGAAACGAAATACGAGCGTGCCGGGGCAGCAAATGGGCGACGACTGGGAATGGATCATCGGCATCGCCGTGACGCTGATGCTGGGCTGGAGCTCTATCATGATCGGGGTCTTCTGGCGCCTGGTGTCGATGATCCGGCGGGTGGAGGATGAGATGGACAACATTTCGAAGGAGATGCACACCAGGATCGACCGGGTGCGCGAGGGCACGGTGCGGAAATCCGATCTCGATATGCATCTGACCAGGCTATCGAGCGACATGCGCGAGATGCGGCGGGAGCACCGCGAGGCGACCAAGGACACGAACGTTAGGCTCGATGCGCTCCTCGCGGCCATAGCAAACGTCAAGGGTCAGCCCTGACGCATCCGCCTTCCATGCGGGAGATCTCTGCCGCCGATGGAACTATCTTCATGGACGCATCGTTGTATCCGCAGGCATGCCCGGCTTCGTGGACATAGTCCGGCCAGCTTTCGCGGCCTCTCTCTTCATCCGCTCCGCCAATTCCTGTTCGTAGAACTGGGCGATGGTGATCGTTTTTTTCCACCCACCTGAATTACCCGTGCCGCGCTCCCGCTGGCGCGCGGGCAGCCCGAGACGGATGCGTCTGGTGCCTATCGCCTCCGGGCCGTAATATCCGAACGCATCCGCCATTTCCTTCCTGTTTACGCCGGCCAACCACATTCTTGTGAACGTCTCGTCATCGACATGCTTGCGCC